CTTCATTCTCAGCGACCCATAAGTTTATATATTTATAACCGTATTTTTTCTTGAACTCATCGAATGTTAAACGATGAGCATCAGCCTCAACACCCATTGGCGTCATCTTCTGGTTCGTAAAAGTCATATGATTGTTTATCCCATTCATCCAACGAATAATTATTAATAAAATCTTCTTTTTTCATCTCATACCATTCTTTTGCAATATCAACATCACTCATAATCTTCATCCTCATATAGACTAACACCACAGATTACTGCAACCATACCCGCCACAGAATAAAGAACCATCTCCATAATACTGAATGTTTCAGAACCGACAGCTCCCATTACGGACATAAAACCTAGTGTAATCAAGACAGCACATAACATATTATACATAGTCAATCCATTAAAAGTAAAACACTATTATACCATTATACACAAAACTTGTCAAGTCTTTTTTACATATAATTGTTGTATCTCTCGTCAGCTTCCGCATTAAACATATATCGATAATGATCATATCGGATACGACCATGTTTCTTTACGAAATCTTTCTCAGACATATCCTTGAAATCCTGACCAAGAACAGCATCTTTTGCTTCCTTTTCAGTCATTTCGTTACTCATATCTACCATCCTTATAAAAACCATCTATAAACTGCAAAGGCATCTATAATAAAATAAACAATATTCATCCACATCAACGAATATTCTCCTATCCTGTATGCGTAAATAAACCACAATATGGAAGAAATACCAAATAGTATAAAAGAATATGGACTAATATCTATGTTCATTGCTAACAATACCGCAGCAATGATACCCAGAATAGTTCCCCACCCATTAATGCCAATTTTAATAATATAATGTAACATGATAACACAAAGTTTATCAAGTAATTCTTTGAACATTAGCTTTGCTCTAACCCGTATAGCTTTATAGTTTCTTTTAATTTATCAGTCCAATTATCACGATGTTCGATAAATGTTTGGGGACTATTACCATCAACTGCTATCATAACAACTAACTTCGTTATAGGAATCCCAGTCTGTTCTTCCCACATTATAGAGTAAGCGGTACATTGGAGAAAATATGATTCAATCCATTCTTTCTTTTTCAACTTAGAAGAAGTCTTAAAATCTATAATAGATAACTCACCGTCATACTCGGCAACACAATCAACCCTACCAGCAACACCCAAGTGGTCTGAATATAACGCACACTCCTGTTCATATATAACACCTAACTTAGCAAGTTCTGGTCTAAGGTTCTGTAATGATTCTAATATGTGAGGAAAATATCCTCTAGAATAAGTATCATTATTATCCAAATACTTTTCGATGAGCTCATGGACTTGAGTTCCCCTGTCACACGCTCTTTTAGATATCCTTTCTGCTTTCTCATGACCCACACGTTTCTTCCACGCCTCAATAGAACCCTTAGACAATATCGACAATATCGTAGTGATAGACGGATATTCTTTACCATGCGGTGTAACATATTTCCTACTCCCAGAATCAGACGTTACAGATTTTAGGTCGTCATAATAAAACAAGTTGTCGGAAAGTAATTTTCCATTCGCACCTTGATATTTCAAATGTTTAAACATTTTTATTCCCCTGTAGATCCGAATCCACCAGAACCCCTTTCGGTATCACTAAAATCTTCAACCTCAACCATCTCAGCGAAACCATGTTCAATAAAAACAATTTGAGCTATTCTATCACCACACGAAACAGTAAACGGCATATCTCCGTCTTCATTGTGCAGAATAACTCCCACTGGCCCGCGATAATCAGAGTCGATTACTCCAGCAAGAACATCAATACCAAACCTTAATGCTAATCCAGAGCGGGGCTTAATAATACCAGCATACCCCGTTGGGATTTCAAGTGCGATATTAGTGCTTATCAGTTCTCTAGTCTCTGCGTATATAACAACATCAGTTTCTAATGATGCATATAAGTCATATCCAGCAGAAAAGTCAGAGCCCCTAGTTGGTAACTTAGCTGTCGAACTTAACCTTTTTACGTTAACAATCACTGATTACCCTCAATTAGATATTGATACTTATAAATATCCCATTTTAGATTTTTATATGGTGTCATACCCTCATCAGTCGGTTTAGGAATAGTAACCCAATCCATGTTATAATTTCTATACCGAACCTTTATAGTCCGTCCCATTGTCCATGCTCTTTCTAAAACTTCATTTGTCATCATAATCTCCTTACGTCAATTTAGTCAATGCTTCCCATGATACTGGGTATAATGCGCCCACAATTCTATCCCACTCATCTGCTAACTCACGAATCTCAAATTGTGCAGTCGGACTCTTTCTAAGATTGTATGCACGAGCCCAAGCCATTAAAGATCCTGTCACATAATATTCAGTCATCATAGACTGTGGCAGAACCATTCGTGCTTGTTCTGGACAAACACCAGAAGATATCATTTCCTCATACAATCTTGTAGATTTAATGATGTGACTCATATATTCTTCTTCTAATAAAGTAGAAGTTAAACCATTCATGAATGGTTCTTTGAAATGAGTTATAAAATCTGTATCGGACGAACCCTGTTTAACATTCTCTGGTCTAGATCTCCATCCATTAGTCTCTGGTACATAAAAATCTGGCGGATCTGAAACATATCGCCTAGATACTTCATTATATGTAAATCCAACAACGTGCTTAAACCGTTGCCTAGCGACAAATAGAGGAACCTTTTCCCTCAATGTAACTGTAGCATGAGTAAACGGGGTGAAATGATTGTGTTTAGCAAGAAACCTGATTAACTTCTTATCAGCTTCTTTTAAATTTGGAATAAATGCACATAATGTACATTCACCATTCTCATCCGTATGGTCTACAACTTCATCAACACCAACACCCTCAGATGTCTTATTAAACGATACACGGGCAGCGTTGACTACTGAGATGTCATCTCCCATATTGTCTATAAACTCAACTTTCATTCCACGTCCTTTCTTTATTATTTATAATTATTATACAGTTTTTAGTCGTTGTTGTCAAATAAATATTACAACTTTGTTAGATGAGCCTTCCTAACTTTGACCATTATCCACGAATTGTAATACTCCTCTGATTCAAGAACTTTATTTTCAAATTGATATTTAGCCTCAAAATATGCACATTCCGACTTAGTTTTGCACAATTTGAGTATCCTCCTATCAAATCTTTCTTTACCTATATCAACCAAATCTTCTAATAACATATCAGACGAACCATAATAATCACGCCAATCTGACTCAACTTTCCTTTTTTTCCTTTTTAAGTTCTTTTGATACGTCTTTGTTGCCCAAAAGAACTTCTTACCTATATATTTTCTCCGATTATCAAGATTAGTTATCTCATATACAAATCCATATATTACTTTTGGATCCAAATCTTTAGGGTCATACTCCTTGTTCTTGTAAATCCATGCCATATATTTTCCTTATCAACCCATACTATAGACATCTCCCCACGTTCCTTTTAATGAACCAACCTCATATTCCGTAACACGATTTTCAAAGAAATTCGTATGATCTGGCGCATTCAATACCCAATCAAGCCACGGAAGTGGATTGTCCTTTACTTTGAAATTAGGTTTTAATCCTAACTGTAATAACCTCCTGTCTGCAATATGTCTTATATATTGTTTAACGTCTGTCTTAGTTAACTCATCGATTTCCTCATTACCATCATAAGCTAAATCGATAAACTTATCTTCAAGTTTTACAACCTGTCTTAACATTGAGTATATCTGTTTCTTGAAATCATCTGTCACTACTCTAGGATGCTCATCACAGAAACCTTTAAATATTTGAGTCATGCCATCAACGTGCATGGTTTCATCTCTAATAGACCATTCTACTACTTTGCACATCCCTTTCATCTTACCGAATCTTTGGAAGTTCAGAAGCATTACAAATGATGCAAAGAGTGAGATACCTTCAGAGAATACAGATTTAGCAACGGCAAGTGCCAGATTGGAATAGTTAGAGTTGTCATTATCTCTCATAAACTCAACTTTATTCGCCATCTCTTTATACTCTAAGAACGCATGAAACTCAGATTCAGGAAGTCCTAATGTATCATTCAATAGGGCATATGCTCTTTGATGAACACCTTCTCTTGATGCGAATGATCCTAACATATTACGAATCTCATTGTTCTTTAACTTAGGGATAAAGAAATCATAATAGTTTTGACCAACAGCTACATCAGATTGAGTGAATAGTCTAAGTACCTGAATGATATAATTCTTCTCTTCTTGAGTTAGTTTATCAGCTGATTTCCAGTCAGATACATCATCAGATAGATCAATCTCATCTTCAATCCAATGAGCTTGTTCATGTCTTTTAGTTAATTCAACAGCCCACGGATATCTAAATGGTTTATATGACTCTGATGCAGTTGTCATATTAACGGGTTTGCTGAATAAGAATAGCTCTTTATTCTTCATCAAGGTATCATAATTTCCCAGATGCTTTCCGTCTATAACAATTTGTGGTACAGTCCTCTGGCCAAGTTCTGTAAATCTTTCAAGTGCTTCTGCGTCTTCTGTAATATCATATGCCGTATATCTTACATTATGTTTATCAAACCAGTTCTTTGCAGACTCGCAAAATGAACACATCGGTTTTGAGTATAATTCAATTTTCAATTCATCTCCCTTTTCATATTATTGTACATAGTTATATATAAATTATACCGAAGCCTACTTTCAAACATTCCAATACATTTATCTCTCCAATCAAGTAATGTTCCTTGTGGCAAACATTCGTTCACCTTATCAGAACCCATATATACAGCAAGTGGCATATATATTCTTGCTCTTTTATCAAAAAATCCAAACTTGCCACTTGATATCTGTAATTTATCAATATTTACCAATCCCGGCTCTATCAGTTCAATCTTCCACAACTCCGATTGACAGAAAATAGTCATACCTCCTACCTCTCTATTCTATAAAAGGGTAATTGAAATCTTTTATTATCGTTCTCATAGTCTAAGAAAAAGTATCCACGTTCCTTAATCAACTCTACCTTTTTAGGATAAGGAATACAAACCACTTCTTCCATAGCATCATATTTGTCACCAGTTGACTGTATGCAGAATTTAAGTATTTTTGTTTTGGTATTATACACCCAACCATGAGTAGACCCATGCGACCTAGTTGTTATTTTATCTTCACTAATTACGTCTTCGGCCGATGAAGGAAGTGGTTGTAATAGCAACCAAGCAGTTAACAACCACAATGTTATTACCAATAAATATCCTATTATGTTGGTGTTCATAAGGATTTATATCTTCTTTGTTTGGCAATATAATCATGACTATAATCTATTTCAGTATGAAAATCTCTTTCATGATCATGGACACTTGCGTAATTGCCACTTATAATTGGTATAACAAAGGTTATCCACAAGGCACCAACCACTACACATAAAATAGTAACTACAATTTTCTGTATGGTTATTTTATTCATAACACAAAACTCTCACCACAACCACAAGATGCTTTGTTAGGTATAATTACTTTAAAAACTGGATTAATCCACGCAGGAGAACCACCAGTATAATCAATTGTAGCATTGTCCATATGTTCTAAACTAAAACTATCTATAACGAACATATTCAGACATTCTTCTTGTTCAGCCATAATACCTCCTTCTGTACCAGCTTCACACGATCTCCATATTATAACATCTTCATTATTGTCAATTTTATCTATAAGTTCCCATTTACCTATAAGTCCAGAACAACCACCACCATTTAAAGAATATTTAATAATCCCGCCAATTTGTTTAAATTGTTCTTTTGCTGAATCACTTATATTCATTAACGATATTAGTCATTTGTTCGAGCTCAATGTCAGTAAAAACTTTGTTCCCAACTGCGTGTGGCAAAAAAGTTAATAGTCCTACAATCACTACTATACATATCAATACTAACAATCTTAATATAAATTTCATTTGATATTACTCCTCTGGTTTTTTTGGCCATATTGGATTCTCGACACATTGTCCAGTTGCCAATTCTAGTTGATATATTTCATCTGGAAAGTCTCTAAGTTTCTGTCTATATTCGTCCCAATGATCAAGTTCGGTTAGTGTCAGATTGGCATTGGCCAGTTGAGTCCAATCTGATTCTATTAATAATGCATTCCTCTTGTTTCTCATATCGTCATATTTATTCAATTTAATCCCTCCGTTTTTAATACATTCTCCACATCCAGATCCTATCTCCAGTTCATCCAAACACCCTCGTTCAAGTGCCTCCCTCGCTTGACTCTCTGTAATATTTTTACAGAAGCAGACATACATACATCACCCCTGACACACCACACACTCTTCTTGCGTGGCAAACTCACCAGACACACCGGCTAATAAATCTTGACCGCTTGGTGTTTCTGAATAATCTTTCATTGTGTGTTGTTCAATCTTTTCAGATAATATTTCTGCTCTATTTGATGTTTCTGTTCTGAGATAATATAATGACTTGTTACCATACTTCCATGCGTTATAATGCACTTCATGTAGATACTTTTTATCAACACCAGCGGGAAAGAATACATTAAGT